GCGGGCTTTTGTTTTCGTCTGCCATACTTTTACCCATTCAAACAAAATAATCGAAAAACGGGGCTTAAAATAAACGGTCGTGCATCGGGGCGGGCAAATTCTCCAAAACCCAACCGGGGTTGTTGCGCAAAATGTATCGTCCAAAGTGCATTATCAACGTGGCGTCGGCGTTCCACAATGTCGGTTTCAATTCCGGGTACAAATTCCCGGCAATCTCTTTGTATCTGCGTTTTCGCTCGCTCTTTTCCTCCTTTTTCCGGCTTATCTTTGCCCGCAACTTCAATTCGTTTTGCCATTTCATAGGATGCGCCATAACAAACGGAACATCGCAAACTGAAATGATTGCTTTCAACTGCTCAAAGTTTGCCATCATCTTTTGTATTCGGTACAACTTTCCCATATTGACGCCATCGGCACCCGGAGTTATATCATCCGGGCGCACACTTAGTTTTTCAAGAAAAACAATTGGCGAACATATTGTTTTCAAATGATTCAAATAATCTCTTATGTCGTTTATATCCTCCGGCATTTTTATGGCGGTTATATTGTGGTTTGGTCGCCATGTTACAATACCGCCATTGCTTCCCGGGTCAATTCCCACTACTGCTGAAATTCTTATATTTTTTTCCATATATAACCTCCCGCTTTCTTAATTAAAATAAAACTTGCTGTCTTTGAAACTCAATTAATCTATTCTTTGCTTGTTCATAATAAACCGGGTCTTTTTCAATTATAGTTAAATCAAAGCCCAATTTATGTGCGGCTATTGCATGGCTCATACTTCCGCCGTGCGTGTCCAATATTTTTTGTCCGGATTTTGCAAAATTTTGTAATAGCCATTCATATAATATTATTGGTTTTTGTGTGGGGTGTATTTTTTTTTCTTTGACTGAACTTTTACCTTGTAAATTTCCATAATATCTATAATCAAAACATTTTGCAGGGCAATTAAAATTAGTCCACGTAAACTCACCATCTGAAAAGTTAGGAACCGGATTTTGTTTGTACCAAAATATAAAACATTGGCATGGAGGCAATTTATAATAATTTCCACCCCATATTATACATTTATTAGAAATTCTGAAAAGTTCGTCAAAATAAATATCATTTGGTATATCATTATCCCAATTCTTTTTTTCATGCTTTGACCTTGCAGATTTTGCAGCGTAATCAATTCCGTATGGCGGGTCAACAATTGCCAAATCAAAAGATTTATCACTTTGGGATTGCATAAACTCCATGCAATCCCCGTTTATTAATGTTATGTTTCCACATTTTTCAATTTTCATCTTTATATCCTCCCGCTTTTGTAAAATAACCTATTACGCCAATTATAAAGCAAACAATAAATAGTTCCATATTTAAAACTTCATGTAGTTATCAACTTGCATTTCCTCGGAAATCATCCGGTCAAATGCTTTTATAATCTCCTTTTTCCGGGCAACCTCAAACGCCGTAAAATCAATTTCCGGGCTTTCGGTTCCTTTTCGGCGAACTTGAAACGCTGTATATTGGTTTATCATTCCACGGGCTACACGCTGCATATACCGGGCAAACGCTTCTTTGCGGTCGTCCTCTTTAACTTGTACATCATCAGCCAACCCGCACATTTGCAACCATTCATACAAAAACATATCATCAGTTAGCCCCAATATTAATTTCCCGGTGTATTTGTAGCAAAGGAAAATATAACGGTTCCGCCATTGTCTTTGTATCTCAAATCTCCGGATTTGCTCCGGCGAAATTTCATTGTTTTTTTCCGGTATAGTTTTGTATGCTTTATCAATTACATCTGTCTGCTTTTGCTTGTATGCTTTCAGAATCTTTGCAAAGTAATCGGCGTTAAACTGTTGGTAATGCTTTTTGTCCGGGTTGCCTTGACTGTCTTTCGGCAAATAGTCGTCCAATTCCCCGGTAATCAGCAATTCAAACGCTAATTTAACCTCGGATAATGTTAATTGCGAATAATAGCGTTTGAGCAAATCCAACAACCGGGTACAAATATACGTCCAATCGTCCCGGTTTTCCGTGGGAATGATAAACCCCACGTCCATTGCGATAAACCGGAACATTTGCCCGGTTTTGGCAATCAACGTTTCGTCGTCAATCTCGGCAATCTGTTTTTTTGTGGACGCCACGAAAATATACTTTTCAACCGGGGTTAATGCTTTGGCAACCTCCGGTAACTCAACCATCGCCCGGCGAACGTCAATTGCTTTTGCCGTTCCGCTATAAAGCAAAACGGCGGCGGATTGTCGTTTTTCGGGCAACGTTTGTGGCAATCTGTTTGTCTTTTTGGGTAATGCTTCCATGTTAATAATCATCTTTCAAATACTCAATAGCCCCGGCAACGTTCAATCTTTGCGTTGGGGCTTTGTATTCGGGTTTCAAATGCAACTTTTTCTTTTCGACGTCCCCCCGTATGAAATTGCGGACGGTCGCCAACCAACCGTTTTTAGTGCGCTTCATATTCTTTTGGTCGCTCCAATCGCTAACCGAATGAAAGTAATAAACCAAATCGACCTTTTCAAATTCCGGTGTCGCAAACTTACTTTCAAACTCTGAATAATCCACGCCAACGCCGTTTTCAAATTTAACCATTTTGTAAACGTCGGAATTACGGAATAACGTTTTTTTCTCCTTTGGTTCCTCAACCTTTTGTTCTTCCGGGAATAATTCCCCGACAACATTGTTGTTGGGGGTATTCTCATTATCATTTATTGTATTATCTATATTATTACTATTATACCCTAAACTTTCGTTTATGGGTACCCCTAAACTTTCGTTTATGGGGGGCATCAACTTTTGTTTAGGGGTATCAACTCTGGTTAATATCCTTGCTGCCTTTTCGGTAAATGTTAGTAACTCGTAATTTTCACCAAAACAATACAGAGTTTTGTTATACAATTCGCAATTAGGATGTTTTTGTAAAATTCCGGCTTTAATCAAATTATCAATACGCTTTATCATGCCTTGACTTGTCTTTATATTCAATAACGGCATTGCTTCCAATATTAACTTGTGGGAAATCCAAAAATATATTCCCTCCGGGGTGTGCATCTTAACGCAACTTGCACAATTGGCGAAATCTTTTATAAAATCAAAAATCGCCAAATCTATTAAATCTAAATCTAAACCGCTATTAACGGCGGCATATTGGTTTATTAATATCGTGTATTTCATAATATTGATATTTTATAAACATCCGGTTCTGCTACGGGCTGAAATGATTTTATTAATAATCCTTTTTCGCATAACCATTTAAGGCAATCAATTACAGTGCTTTTGTTTATCCCTAAACATTTGGATAAATACAAAATACCCTTTGAATACTCGCCATATCTAACACAATAGGCGTGTATCATTGCATACAACATTAACTTATTACCTTTCAAATGCAATTCGTTAATCCATTTGTTTTTTATAATAAAATCCATAATTAAAATATAAAAGCCCGCAATCCGGGCTACCACACACCGGAAAACGGGCTTTGCGCTAAATAAATTAGCAATACTTTGCAAACGGTGGTAGTCGTTTGTTTTATCGACGCAAATATAGCATTTTTTATTCATTATCCAATTGCTTTGCAGGTTCCCACGCTTTGCGCACTTTCAAAACATTATCCGCACTTTCATTAGGAACCAATGAGACAACAGGAAAGCGGGAACGGTCTCCCGGCTTTTGAGTTGTGGCAAATTGTACGTTCAAATCAAATATAATTCCCTTACAAAATCCCCTTTCCGCTAACATACCGTCGAACGTTTCCCGAATTTGCGGGATTGTGGACGCCGTACCCTTTGTTGAAAACTGCCATACCCCGGCAACGCCACGTACCAACGGTACAATGAAATTCAACGTCAACGTAATTTCCCAACCGTCGTGTCCGTCCTGCTTGCTTTTCCGATTGGGGTAACGCTTGGTAATTGCCAACATCAAATTCGGGTATTCCTCCGTTGTCAATGTTTCGTACTTTTTGCCGTCCCAAACTTGGAACGTTTCGCCGTCGCCCGCCGCAATCAATCGTCCGTCGTCGTCCCGGTACTCGTACCGCTCGTTGCATACTTTCGCCGGGTCGTCGTCCGGGAAAACGATTTGAATTGTTTGGGGTTTTTCGCCGTATGCCTGTGTAAATAACCCGGCATACTTTCCCGTTGGTATGAAATAATCCACGCTTTGCGGGTATCCGTTGGCGTTTTTCATACCGATTTTTATTTGACCGACACGGGGCAAAATCAAACGGGATTGTTGCGCCTCCGGTCGTTTTATTCTTCCTTTCATATCTCAATCAAATTTCGGGGTCGTCGTTCAACATCTCTTTCCTACTCTCATTTTTGGGCTTTTTAGGCTCGTTTGCGGGCTTTACTTTCTTTTCCGTGGTATTACCCCGCTTTGCGGTCGTTTTGTCCGTGGTGGCTTTCTTTTCCGCCTCCTTTGCCTTTTTGGGCGCACGTTTAACAATGGTTGTTTTCTTTAGTTCCTTTTCCAATTCTGTTTTTTGTTTTAATCCTTTTTCAATCGCATACGCTTTCATTCTCAATTCAAATGCTCGTAATTCATCACCTTGCAATTTTTCCGCCTCTGAATGTACATCAATATCAGACCACATTTGCATTTCCGAAAAACTTTGAAATGCTCCTTTTACTTTTACATACCCATCAGAACATTTATAAATGTTTGTTGCTATACTATACCAACGGTGTTGGTCTAAATCTAATCCCTCATCAATCAAATTAACGCCGTATGTTTGTGCAATATCTGTGGTATGATACAAAGAATAATTATCATCAGCATTGTTAATTTTATCTATAAAAATTTCACAACTGATTGTTTTTATATTCGTATCATCTGCCTTGACTTTCTCGGCGGCGTCCGTGTTTTCGTCCGGGGTCGCCTCCTTTGGGGCTTTCGTTTTAATCAATTCCGCCAACGATAAGGATATTACGTTTTGCGTTAAATCCGGGGCATTGTCTAACAATACCATGCCATTAACCGACGTAAACGTATTATCTTTCTTTTCGTCCTCAATAGCCGCAATTTCCAATAGATACGGGATTTTCCGAATATTGGGGCTATCTGTTTGTTCTTTCAGATTGTACGACGGACGTTTGCGCCAATCTTTCGGGCTGAAATTGAAAATACGGGTAACGGGGAATTGCTCAAAATTGACATTCCACATATCCCGGTACATCCCCAATTGTATTTCGCTTTCCTCGTAAAAGCCTTTGCGCCCGCTTTTGAAATCGACAATTGCGTTAATCCGGTCGTCGCTTCCAATCTTTGCCCGCATGGTACACGGGCAATCAATCATTCCGGCGTACTTGTAATACGGGTGTACCAACGCAATTTCAACGGCTAACGGTCGTACATCATAATCCAATACGAATTGCGCAAACGCCAATACGTCCTTTTTCAAATCGTCGGCGTAATAAATAAAGTCGTCCGGCAATCGGTAAACCTCAATGTATTCTTTTAGTTTGCCTTTTAGCCCGTCCAAATCATACGCTCGGTTAATCAATAATTCCTCAAATGCGGCGTGCATAAACGTTCCATACGCCGCCCGTTCGCCTTTGTATCGCTCGGCTTCCTCAATGCCTTTGTTCGCAATCCAATTTATAAGGTGCGGGGCTTTGGGTAATGTTTGGGACAATATAGTTGTAACCGACGGGAAAAACTCCGGGTTCCCGGCGTCGTCATATCGGTAATAATATCGGTGTCCCTTGCTGTTTAACTGCCAAACCTTATACGGGGGTTCAATCAATGTTTTTTCGTCGAAAAACATTGCCGTCATTTCCTCAACCGTCATGCCCGGTATTATCTCAAACACTCCGGTTGGTTGTTCCGGTTGAACATCAACGAACGGGGGAATAATTGTTTGTTGTTCCTCGTTAATCTCCGGGAACATATCCGGGGCAACATTGCCGACGGTTCCCGCAACCTCTTTTACCGGGTCGCCCGGTTTATCGCTCTTTGCTCTCATTACTTGTACTTTTTATATTCTGAAATTCCACATAATACCATTGCGGCGCACATTGCCGCAAATAACAATTGCCACGGGTTCCAAAATGCGCCAATCAAACAACATAACCCCAATGCGCCAAACGTAACAATTAGGGCTTTCGCTTGAAACAACCCGGAAAACATGGTTTCGGCGGCGGCTTCCAACCATTCGATAAACTTACTTTTCATTGTTTCCGCCCTCCATGCCAAACAGGTAATCCGCCGTACAATCCAACATTTCGCAAAGAATAACGACCCATTCCGGGACAATCCGTTTGGTCGTGCCGTTACATAAATTCGTCATATTTACCTGTTGTGCGCTCTCGCTTGCACCCTCAAAAAGACGGGCGGCAATGTCTTTTTTCAAAACCTTTTTCCCGTTCGCCTCGGAACGGGCGATTGCTTCGTTTACTCTTAATCTCAATGCCATAACTTAAATTTTTTTGTTAATAACTTGGTTCGTTGCTCTCTTTGTATCCGCAATTGCGGCACGTTTTTTCCTCCCAAATCGGGCTATATTTCTGCGGGGTCAAATATCCGTCGCCTCCGGTACGTCTATACTCGCCGTCTGTAACCTCCATTTCCCCGCCACACTCCGGGCAATCATCGTCGCCAATCAATACACATTCCAACAGGGCGTCCAAATGGACGGAACGAACCGGGTAAATACCAATTGCCCGGATAACGTCCACCATTTCCACAACGGTAACATCCCGTTCGTAACAATCGGCGACCGGGAACCCCCAATTGTCGCTTATGTTCTCGATAATCTGTTTGTTGATTAACTCCGTAACGATTGTTTCGGATACTTGGTTGGCTGTTTTCCCGCTTTCGGTCGCCAACATCTTTAATTGCTCACTTTCTTTTATTTTCATATCATTTCCCGGTATCCCTCCGGGTAGGCTGTTAATCTTTTGTTCTGCAAAGGTAGAAAGATTTTTTTAATTACCAAAAATATAATCTTTGTTTTGCGAAATCATTTTTGCCGGGTGCGTGAAATATCCGATTTTTAACCTACCTTTGCAATACCGCATTACCAAAAATCGCTCTCGGTTACTGCGTACCGAACCCCCGGCGTATCTGTTACGTCCGGGGGTTCATCTTTTCCAACGCCATTTGCGCCGCACAATAACAAAATCGGTATATATCGCCATAATATCCCGTTTGGTCGGTTATTTCCTCAATAATTACGCTTTCCATATCTTAACCCTTTGTAAACCCCTTAAATGCGACGTGGTAAACGTCGTATTGTTTTCCGGTAACATAAAATTCAATCATTCGGTCGTCGTTACCGACGTCGTTTATTGCAATGGTCGGGTATGGTTCCCCCGGCAATTGGTTAAAACAGTCCTCAATTTCCCGGTATCCCTCCGGGAACTCCGAACGGTCGGCGGCAAAAAACCGGGTTAAACTCTCTTTTATCCGGTTCAACATTTCGTCCCCGTTGGGTTCAAAATGCGCTTTTATTTTATCCTGTCGTCTTAATGCAAATCGCATGGTTAATAAATACTTTTTTGAAACGTCCACGACCTTTGCGCACGTTTCGGGGTTAAACATTCCAATATGCGTATATTCCGGGGGTAATCCCAATTGGTCGGATAACCATTTGTACGCCTCCCGTCGCCTCATTAGTCCACGTTTGTACAATTCATCAAAATATCGGTGCGCTTCAATCTTACATCGGCGCAACTCGGCGTTTGCCAATCGACCCTTTGCCCGGTCGGTTCCCTTATGAACACCCACATACGCCCCGCATTGGGGACAATAATAAATCATTCCATAATCAACGCCGTAAACCTCAATACTATTTTTGTACTCGGTCGGAACGTGGCAATACGGGCAAATTCGACCGCTCAATATTTCCCGTTGTTCCTCTGTCAATCGTATATCCATAACAGGCAAAGCCGGGGTTATTCCCCCGGCTGTAAATATGCGATTGCGTTTAATTCCTTTTGGCGTTCGGTTGCCCAATTAACATTGCGGGCAATCCATTCGTCGGCGGGGTTCTCGGCAATCCATTCTTTCCGATAAGACGGCACAAAGTATGCGACTTGCTTTTTATACGCCCGTTCGGGATTTGCCAATATTCCGTCGTGCGGCTCAACCCTTTGCCGTGGTCGCCTTTGCCGATTAAGTCCAACCGCCCAAAATAAAATTCGCCGTTGGCGGTACACGCCACATAATCACGGGCGGACGTTCTTGTTGAAATAACGTTGCCTTTTTCGTCGGTAACGGTGTACTGATACTTTTTGCCTTTCGCTTTCTTGCTCAAAATATACTTTGCCATAATCTTTGTTATTGTGCCGGGGGACGAACCCCCGGCGGGTTATTATCTTATTTCGTACAAACTCAATGAATTTTCGCACAATACCCACGTCGGGAATTTAGGGTTTTGCAGATAACAAAGGCTATCTAATGCCGCCCGGCTTGTATAAAACCACAACCCAAATTTTTTGCCGATAAAATACATATCGTTTACCCCTGTTTCCCGGTATTTCTCCGACAACATTTGTTGGCTGTAAATGATTGACGAAAATTTAACTTTGCCGTCTAACTTGGTTGCAATCTCGGCAATGTCCGTCGCCTGTGTTCTTTTCTTTGTTTCCATATTTGAAATTTATTTGGTTCCGGGAACCCGCCCGGTCGGATTAGTAATAATAAAAGGATATTTTCAAACCCCGGCGCAACTTACAATGTTCGGCGTCTTTGACACAACGGAAAGCACGGCGCAATAATTTGTTCGCCATTTCAACGCCTACTAACTTAATCAAACCGGAAACGCCAACCAACGTGTTAATCTTTTTGCCGTTGAACAATCCGTTTACTTTGATTTTGAAAGTACGGTTAATCTCTCTTGTTGTATATTCCAAACCGTTGTAAATATCTGCGGGCTTCATTGTATCACTCTTTTTGTTACCGGGAAAACGCCCGGTCGTTTTATTAACATGGCACAAAGATAGGGCATTTTATTTAACTACCAAAAGAATTTTCTTTTATTTTCGATTTGCGGACAAAAAACGGTTCTTTTGGCTCCCCGCAAAGTTATTTTTGGCGAATTTTCATTTTAAGCCACTTTATTTGCCGGGGTGGGTACTTTATCCATTCAAACAAAATAATCGAAATACGGGGCTAAAAACGGGCAAAAACAAAAACGGGGTTGCAACGCTTGGTTACAATCCCTTGTTACGCCTATTATATGTATTCCCAATTATAACCCTTATGTTTTTTCATACGCCCTTTACAACATCGGATTATTAGTGTATCGTTAAACCCGTCCTTTTTGGCTAAATGTATAGATTGGTATATTTTAAGACAAACCCCGTTTTTCATCATTCTAACAGGTTTTGAATTTGGATGCAATACGCCCTCTTTACCTTGCATATTTTTAGCGTTGTTTTCGCTCAATCGTTTTTTTGTAATAGGATTGTTGTTGTTTTCCAAATATGTAACCCAACGCAAGTTGTCGGCATGGTTATTGGCTCGGTTGCCGTCGATATGGTCGATACATGGTTTATTTTCCGGGTTCGGAATGAAAGCCGCCGCAACTAATCTATGTAATCGAAACGTTTTGCGCATCCCATTACATAAAGCAACGGTTTTATATCTATTCCCGGAACCACATATTTTCAAAACTAATTGTTTCTTAATAGATTTTACACGCCCGTAATTACTCACTTTATATAACCCTACATATCCGGGTACATCTTTCCATATTTCCATTATACAACCATTTAAGTAAGCAACCAAAAGAGAAACGGGGAAAAGTGGTTGCATCTTTTTTCATTCGGTAGCTACTCCGAACTATCCCCGTTTTTGCAAAGATAGTTATTTTTCTATGGTTATAACTTCAAACCCGGTAATTTTTGAATTTGGGTTTTTTGAAACAATATCAAATTCACGGTTTTTTATCCGTTTTGTTTTCCATAAAAAACCTAACCAACGCTTATATTGCACACTTTCCGTTATTAAAAGGCTATCCCGTGTTATAATTTTGCCCGAAAACGTATTATTTATAATACATCCGTCAAGGTCAACCCATTTGTCGGAATACTCAATACAACGTAATACGGTCGTAACCGTATCGCCGGGCAAATATACAATACTATCCCGGACGTTCGCCCGTAATTCGTTAATCGTTTTCATTTGTGCCGTCGTAACCCTTTGCAAATCCCGGTTCTTTGTCTGCAACGATTTGATTAACGCCGCATCGTCCGCCCGGTATTTTTTGTATTCGGATAATTTCAACTCCAAATTCCCAACCTTTGCGGCGTTCAAACTATCCTTTGTTTGATACGTGCGGACGTCCTGCAACAACGTTTCGGTATTACTCCGGTATTTATCCCGTTCGTCGGTCAATCGCTTAATACGGCTTTGTTGTACCCAAAAGGCGGCGGCAACCGCCAAAATGATTGCCGCCCAAATCAAATACTTTTTCATACAATTTTCTTTATTGCTTCAAAATGTACCTTTGCAATCCTTTCTTTTCCGTCGTCGCTCATCATAAAACGGCAATCCTTTTCATTATCAAAAAAGAAATTTTCAGATAATACCGCCGGGCAAACCGTATGTTTCAGAATATAAAATTGGCTTTCTTTGTCCGGGTCGCCGTCGCAATGGTCGAAACGCATTTTCCAACCATCCGGGGCAAACTCCTTTTCTGCCTCATTACAAAGGACGGTTGCAATTTCATCGGCTTTCGTTTTGCCGACGCTTGTATAACATTCCCATCCGGTGCCGCCTCCGGCGTTCCCGTGTATGCTGAACAATACGGCGTTCTGCCCGCAATCGTCATATATCACGTTAGCACGGCGGCAACGTTCCGATAATGATACGTCGTTGTCCTCCGGTACCAAAATTTCAAACTTTATTCCCTCCGCTTTCAACATCGCCGCAATACGGCGTACAATATCACGGTTAAACTCCCATTCTAACAATTGGGAACCGTCCCCCCAAATGGGGGAACGTTTTCCGGCTGTATTATTGCCGTGTCCGGCATCCAAAATAATTGTTTTCATACTCTTTTACTTTTTAATTACCTTAATTGCATTTGTATCAACGTCAATTTCTATATTGTACAAAGATTTGTCAACCTCTTTTCCTGCTTGCATCAGCCTTAAACCATCAACGCCGCCCAACGGCACAACCGGACTTTCCTCTATTTCCTCCCATTCTATAATGGTTTGAATTAAATATTGCCCGTTTTTGACTGACATAAAATAAGCCCCATCATTGTAATTGCATATTGCGTACAACCAAATAAAATCGCCTTTTTTGAACTCCATCGGTTGGAACGCATCGCCCTTATTGGTACTAATATATTTCGGGGCTTCTGCTGTTTTACTTTGAAACGACGTGCGGGTTTGTTCAATAGGGTTTATTCCGGTTCCGTCCTCCTTACCAAAATATACCTGCACCGTCTGTATGCTGTCCGGTGCCAACTTCTTTTCGTCGCTTCCGGATATTCTCAATATGGCATATAGGTTTTTACAACGGAAATCCCTTGTTACTTCCAACACTCCCTCTCCTTTATGCCCAACGTTGTCTTTCCATTTTTGATTGAGTTTCACGGGCGGGAACGTATCACTTGCAGACGGAATAAGCCAACCAACCGGCATTTTGGTTTCGCCAATTCCTACTGAATATCTTAGTGAGGCATACCCGGAATTGTCAACCCCAAACACGGCTTTTCGGGTATTATTAATTTGATATTTTTCGCTTATTTCATTGATACCGATAAATTGAACATCATAGAACGGTTGTTGTGCGCTAATTTTGAAATCAGTTAAATTTATTTCAGTAACGTTGGTTACTTCTTTCGGGTGGATACAAACCGCAAAGTTGTTTGAATTGCTTGGAACCTCAAAAGTCATACCGAAAGATTGGTAATTAGGCAACAAATCACGGCTTCCAACAACCGTCCAACCGCTTACCAAAACGGGTTTGTTATTTACAATATCCCCGTATATGCGTGTATCGTATTTGTCCGGCTCTCCAATCCATGAATATAACGAAATCTCCGCCGGGGTTGTTGGCTCCTTAACATTTATATCAACTTTAATTATCTTTTTTCGCATCGGAATAGTTTCTTCCGTATGGAAAATATAACCAAACGTGAAAAAAGAATTATTCGGTGCATCTCCGATAAA